TCATATATTTTAATTCAATCTGACCTGATGATAGTGGATGATCCTTAGGATAGAAATATCCCTTTGAGGGCAAGTCTATCACTTCTGTGGGAAATTGGCGTTGTTCTCCTGCCATTATATTCTCCTTTGTATTTTATTTTTATTGTATTTTATACAATATAACCAATTTATAAAACTATAATGCTGGGTATCGGTTAAAATACCCAGCTAATTTATTTACTTCACTTCAGGATTTGATTTCCCAACAGCGTCTCTGACGGAATATAAACCGAAAGATCCTAATAATGTCCAAACAACTTCAGGTACTTGGTCTACAACACCTGCTGCTTGAAGAACACCAACAACACCAGCTACTACTGATGTCCAAATGGTTTTTGATTTATACCACTCTTTGTCTGCTATTACTGACATAATATCTCCTTGTATTATTGTTATTTAGAATTGTAATATTGCGTAATCGTATCTTAATGTAAGAGTAATGTCTGCAGGATCAGTAGTGTTTGACCAATCCAAGTCATTAAAATTAGCGTTTACAATAAAAGTTCCTTTTAGAGTCCATTCCTCTACTTTATCACCTACAGGTCCTAACACATTAATCGTTACATCTTTCTTGTAGAAGTCGGAATACCCATCTCTACCCGTAACTGACTCATGACCTAATCTAACCCATTCCATAACTGCCTGTGCTCCACTTGGAACAATCGGGTCGTAAAGTGTTATTTCTAATTCTTCCCATGCACCTTTACCTTTAACATATCGTTTAACATTGATGTGGTCAAGTTCAATAGTTTCAAAGGCAATTGAAGGTCTATTTGCTGTCTTAATAAGATAGGCTGGAATACCTTCTATGTACATGATATACCGATTTTTCGTTTTCGGTTCAAACGGTGTAAACATTATTTCAGAAGGATCGAGTAATTCTGCCATTTTTAATCTCCAATAAATTTTTTTCTCAACTATAAATATCAGTTTTTATAAAAAACATCATATTCATTTTTCATAGTTTTATAGAAGTTATATTCTAACCTCATATATAAATATACAAGGCAACAAAAAACCCCTCAAAAAGAGGGGTTTTTGTTTTAGATAATCTACTGATTAATCTTATTCAGGAAATGCTGCTCCTGTTGGTTGTACTATGAAGTCCAATACAATAAACTCAGCTGTCCGTGTAGGTTGAATAAAGATTTGACCAACCAACTGATTTCTATCTACGACATCAGCTGTATTGTTGGTATCATCCATAACAACTCTGAATGCTGACAAACCACTATTGGCTTGTACTGATTCTAAGAACGGATTAACTATGTTTAAGAAACGATTTCTCGTTGCTGCAGTATTTTGTTCAAAGACCAAGTATCTACTTGAAGATGCGATAAACTTCTTGAGTTTAATTAACAATCTTCTTACATTGATTCTATCAAGTGCAGATGGTCTAGCTTGTAGGGTTTTTTGTCCCCACACACATACACCTTGACCTGGGAAAGAAGCGATTGGATTAACCCTATCTTCATAAAGGTCATCCCTTTCAGAATGAGTCAATCTTGTTTGTGCTTCTAACACACTTGTCAATCCACCACGATTCAAACCAGCTGGTGCGAACCATTCGTGGGCTACCTTATCTGTAAATGCTATAATTCCAGGTAACACAACTGATGGCGGAACCCATACAGGTAATGATGTATTTCTATCTACAATCTTTACCCAAGGATAATAGGTTGCTGCGTAATTACTATCAAGTGCCGATACTGCTGATGTTGCAGTTGCTATCGAATCACCATATTTAGTACAATCCATAATGTAAAATGCATCACCACGAGCTTCACATTTAGATATCGCGTGATTAGTAATCTTGGAATGTAATCCGTGAACTACTCCAGGAGTTACCAACATATTGATATCAAACTCATCAGGATTACTGATTGCGTTAATAGCTTTCTTATAGGCTACCGTACCACCAGTTGATGAGGTTGAGATGTCAAACCCTTGTGTATTGGTATTGACAATATTTGCTCCTACATACTTTGGTGCTGCTGGATTAACACTATCGAATCCACCTTGAAATGGAACAATAAACTTTCTCTGTTTAATATGAGAAAGTGCTAATGTAATCTTCTCTGATGCATCTGAATAAACATCACCAAGTGTTGAAGCGTCAGCGTGTCCGAGTTGATCTTCCAAACTCATAGTGACATGCGAACCATCTCCAAAACTATTAATTGGTGCTAAATATTCTTCTGCGTCTGCGTTATCAAAGTCGTGTCCATAAAATACATTACTATCAAACTCACCATTTGCGTTTAACTGGTCTGTTTTAACTGACCAAGTTGGAACTGATGTGTCATCACTACCAAATGGATTATTGATTGCTGAGTGTCCCATTGGAACAACAGCTTTAGGTACTTCATTGTTTGCTATAGCTGAAAAATCAGATACATAGATGTACTTAGACATATTTGGCCAATCACCATTGTAGGTGAGTTTACCATTTGCATCTATTGTTACATATCTATCACCAATTCTTCTTGCAAAGTAATTAGGACTTGTAGGATCAAAATTCAAACCATCAAATTGTTCTAAGATATTATCTTTAGTCAAATTGTTATCATTTAATCCAGTCTGTTTAAGTTGAAGTGAGAATGAACCATAATCACTACCTGCTATTGAACCAGCTTTCTTAATATTCAATATCGCAATTTTATATTTATTGTTTACATCACTACCATGTGAACGAGATTGAATTTTAAATAAACTATATCTTGAATCACTAATTAATTGTGATTGAATTGCAGGTGTTTCAGCGTTATTGTATGTTACTGCCAATCCAAGTGTACCATCTTCGACACTCAAATCATCAGTTGCTCCCCAAGACTTACCACTTTGTTCGTACTTGAAGTTTTTATACAAATAAGCTGCTACCGTATTCTGACCAGACTTTTCAACTTGTGCATCCCTACTAAATACTTCATCAATATATGTTGCGTAAGTACTTCCTGTATGAAATCCAAAAGTATAAGTTCTTGAGGTTAAACTATTTGCTCCCCAATTACTACCACTCAACACAAGTGAAGCTGATGCCCAATTTCCAGTAATTGTACTTCCTTCTAAATCAGCTAATCCGTTTGCTCCACCTCTTGATGGTGCCAATACTGCGAGAGTTGTTGCTCCTGCTGCGGCTGAACCACCAGTAAGTGTGGTTGTTGTACTACCCGAAGTAAATGTAAAACTATTACCTCCTGTACCTGAATTAGATGCACTTAGTATTAAGTTACCAGCTGAACGAGTACCACTCACACCGACCGTACTTGAAGCTGCTGTTATTTTTGCTGCCAAATTGACAACACCAGTACTTCCAGTTGCTGCCAACGAGGAACTACCATTAAAGAAAAAGACCGCACCCACATCAGATGGAACTGGTGTATCAGATGCAACAAAATTGTAACTCACTCCACCAGTACCTACTATTGTAAATGTATCACCATCACTCATATTTGTAATGTGAACAGATGCATTAGAATGTGCTGCTGCAGTTGTCGAACCAATTTGAATTGCAAGTGAATCTACCGAATATCCAGATGTGTTAAGAACACGAACTATCGTTACCGTTCCAGCACTCCTTAAATATTGTTCTACCGCATATGGTGTGTAAAAGTTCTTGTTCGTTGAACCAAACATTTCCTCAAATTCAGGAAAATTTCGAATAATTGTAGGTACAAAAGCAGGTCCTTTTAATGTAGGTCCTACAATTGCCGCTCCAATTTCTGCTATTCCTTGAGGAAGAAATGATAGGTCACGCTCACGAGTAAACACACCCGGCGAAACGATTCTTTCTGCCATTTTATTTCTCCTATTAAATTAAATTTAAATAACTCTTTTAGCCCTAAAAGGACTTAAATATTTTATATAAATATCGCCTAACTTTCTCAAACGATATGTTTATAGGAGTTTATTTAAGTGTTTGATTCAGATTCAGTATTTTTAGTTTCTGTTGGAGTGAAAACACCTGTAGCTGGATCTAAATTTCCAGGACCGTATTTGTCATTTAACTCCTTGACTATTTTTCGTTCATTTTCTTGAACTCCAACATAATCAACTTCCAATTGTGCCTCTGATTGTTCAATGGCCTCCTGTTGTTGTTGTAATAACAATTTTTGAACTTTTAATTGTCCAAATTGAAGTTGTTTTTGTTGATATGAACTTTGTAAGTCTGATAACGATTTAAGTTCTTCTTCTGTGAACTTTGTATCTGCCATAACTTATTCTCCTTTGTTTATTGTTGTATAACTTATACACTTATAGTATATATATATCAAGTAGATTTTTCTAATTCACTTTTTTCTTTAGATCTTCTACTTCTTCTTTTAATTCTTTTATAGATTCAATTAATAATGGTACTAATCGTTTGTAATCAACACCCAAATAACCATTTGCCCTTTTCTTTACAATTTCAGGTACGATTTTCTGAACCTCTTGGGCTACAACACCAACATCGTGTCCTCTTTCTCGTGCCCAACCAGGTGATTTCTCATTCCAATCAAATTCTACACCTCTAATCTCACCTATCTTATCCAACGAACCCTTTATAACTTGTATATTATCTTTAAGATTTTCATCAGAAGCGTTATATGCAATAATATCACCATCGGCTACAATATCACCACTTGCAGATATTGCACCTGCACTTCCACCATAAGAACCACTAACATAAAGACTACCAGTTATGGTTACACCAGTATTTGTAGTTTCAAATTTCTTATCATTATTATAATGTAAATCTACTGAATTGGCTGCGTTTAAAACCATCATAGTCTTTGAACCAGCTGCATTTGAAAATGTCTGAGTACCACCCAAATAATTTAAGTTTCCAGTTCCGTTATCCTTTATGTAACTATTACTACCATCGTGATAAAGTTGTAAATCGGCTGAATCACCAATTTCTATTTTACCATTGTCTGGTATGTAAATATTACCAAAAGAACCAGTCGAGGTTGATGAACCACTAACGCTACCAGCAAGTTCGAGTCCTGTTTCTAATGTTGTTCCAACATATTGATATGCAGTTATGTAAAGATATTCTGAATCTGTTGGATCAACACCTGAATTCATAAACTGAATAATACCAGTTTTATAATCAAATATATAATCATTAGTAGAAACAATATCACCACTACCTAATGAACCAGTTTGTAAACTATGACTTACAGCAGATGATTTATACAATACTGCCAAATATCCTGGTGTAGCATCTTCTGTTGTAGAAGTTGCTAATGAAGCATTTGAATATTTAGGTGATATGAAATTTGTTATTTGATTGGAATCAATTAACTGAGCTCCCACACCATTATCACTACCAGTTGGATTTAGAAAAAACCAAGTTTCATTATTAAGATTTGACTTTGTTAATTTTTGTCGATACCAATACTTTGTTATATTCTCACCACCGACTTGGTAATTTGCTCCTATATCAGCACTTGAACTATGTGGTAATCCACTTGATGGAATTTTTGCTGCTTGTGTATAAACTTCATTCGAACCTAAATCAAGTACATTAGTAAATGACTCTTGGGCAGTCGAAAGAGTATCGTGAGTATACCTTCTCGACGCGAGTAATCTACTTGACTTTGAACCTGAATCTATTAATGCCATTTCTTATCTCTAACTAAAAGTTAATGTTATGTCATCTAATGGTGTTGGATCACCTTTATATCTGACTATTATATATAGTTCGTTATCACTACTATCTAAATACATTCCATCACTATTTCTTATTGGTACGGTGTAAGTATTACTTCCAACACTACCACCACTATTTCCATACAAATCTATTGCTGTACTGAATGGATTCTTATGATTATCATTTGATATATTTGCCTCAATCAAATTACTTGTGGTTGCTGTCGGGTCATATATTCTTGCTCTTCCCAAAGAAGCATTAGTACCACTTCCATTTCCTGAACTCTTAAATAATATTGCACAAGATATTCCATCATCTGTGGAAGTCCACGCCTTTAATGTATTATTATTAAGATTTACAGTCATACTTGTTCTTGTACTTCCATCTTGAAATCTTCGTATATAATATTTGTAAGTAATATGTGAATTAAAATTATCTGGATACCAATACCTATAATCACCACCTGGATCTACCAAAAATCCTGGTTTTACTTGTAATTCTAATGAACCAGTTGGTATTGATGATAAATCATATGTTGTCGTCCAAGCAGTTCCATTAAATGCCTGAACATTATCTGCCAATATTATTCTAAAATCTTCACCACTAAATGTTTCTGTTGTTCCATCTAAAGCTCCACCATCGTATCCTTGTGCTCTACCATATATTCCTAAACTTCCACTTGCTACTGGTTGACTAAAATTTCCTGCAGTATGATATGTAATGGTTTGTGTGTCTAATGTCGAATAGGAACTATCTCTATCTCTTGCTCTCACGGTTACGGTAAATGTAGAATCGGTAAAGGTTGTGGATTGTTGAATATTATCATCGTTTCCACTATCAAAAGTAACAGAACCCGTAACTATAGCTATATCATCATAATGGGGAACTGTGCTTGTACTTCTTGCACTTGCTCCAGTACTATCGTAAATTGCATTTGAGGTTTGTATTGTTCCACCACTCGTAGAAATATTATCTCCACTTATTGATACACTACCCACACCAACACTACCAGGATTCATATCTGTTAATGTGGTTGTTGCTGGATACAACGGATTAAATAATCCTGTAATCTTCGTGGATACTTCATATGTAGCATCTATTAAATAAGGAACACCACTTAAACTTCTTGATGTTGCTGTTAACACTCTATGTGTTGTTCCAACATCTGCTAATGAGTTATCTCCTATAGCAGTATTAATTGCAGATCTTGGTGCGTAAAAATATTTTCTATCAGTTCCATTTACAAATGAAAAGTCCCCTGATCCAGTTGCTATTCCAACCTTTAAATCATGAAAATTATAATATCCACTTGAAGATACACTTGAGAAACTTCCTTTTGTTGCGTGATATTTTCTTGTCAAAGAACCACTCATACGACCACCACCGATATTCTCAAATTTACCATCTTGGAACGCTGGTGGTATTACTGCTGGATTAGCAGATGCAATTTTCGCCAAAGTTACACCCTCTAATGTACCAAAGGAGCTTGTAGAATAAAGTTTAAAAGATTGGGTAGTAAATGTATTAGAACTTGCGTTTGGTGTTGCAATACTACCCGTATCACTAAAAGATTGAGTTGCCACAACTCTAACATCAAATTGTGTTGGGCCTCCACTTGTTAATCCACCCAATCCAAACAACTCACTATCTACAGATGATTGAATACTCGTTGAACCACCACTATTAGAATCAAAATCTATAAAGTAGTCGTCATTATTGTAAATACTTATACCATCAAAAATCTTTTCACCAACAGCTGTCCAACTCTTATGAACTAAATAATTTAATGTTGCGTTACCTATTGAACTATAATTTTGTGGTAATCTACCAGCTATCTGATTTGCAGTTGTACCTAAATTATTATTATTTGTATCTACACTTGCAAATGTCTTTGTATTTGCTGTTGGTGAAGATGTATCTATTGAATGACTAATTATTCCAGCCATAAATCTTAAAATTTCACTTACATGAGATGTGTTATCAAAATTATTAAAATAACTTCCATCTAATCCATCTCCCCACGCATTAGAAGTTGGATATCCATTCGTAATATTGTTAGTAAAAATAGCAGTAGATGCTGTAATAGGTCCTAAATCTGTTCCTGTTCTTACGGTTAAGGTTGAACCTGATATTAAAAGAGAACCACTTATTTGTATATCTGTGGTCGCTGATTGTACAGAACCAGTTGGTTGAAATATACCACTTGTAATTCCTTCTAAATTACTACCATCTCCATGAAATTCTTTTGCAATAATATTAGCACTTGAACTAATATGATTACTTGCAGTGATATGACCGACAAATGTATGAGTGTCTGTAATTTCATCACCAAAAATATTTGAACCACTTGTATGCATTGTGGATGCCGTAACAAATGAGGATGTAAGATTGGTTGTGTGAATAGCCGTAGCGTTAATAGTACCAACTCTTAACGAACCAGTAATTTGTAAATCGTTAGTTGTGGCTTGAACTGAACCTGTTTGTTGAAAAATACCACTCGTGATTCCTGTTAGATTAGAACCATCACCATGTATCTCACTCGATACAAATAACGATCCTGTAATTTGTGTACTACCCGAAACTTTTATTAAACCACTTACACCATCTTCAAGTCTTAATTTTTCATGAGGATTAGAACCATCAAATATTTGAAAAGATAAATCATTGGTATCAGCAACGAATTCGATTGATGAACCAACCGTTCCACCTGAACCTTGAAAATCAATAGCACTTTTTTGATTATTATTGGTTCTTTGTAAGGTGATTACTGGTGTATCAGATTTTATGTGTAATTCTGTATCAGGTGATGATGGTACTGTATCTCCCATTCCGACTCTATTATTACTATCATTTACTACAATAGTACTACCGATATCCAATCTGTTAGTAGCTGCTCCTACAATAATATCTTTAGTTGTTATTGTATTTGCTGCATAAATATCAGAACCAGTTATGACTCCACTTGCACTTATCTGTCCTGCAACTGATAAAGAACCCGTGACTCCTGAACTACCTGAGACTTGTAATGAACCAGTTAGGACACTATCTAATTGTTTTAACTTTAACTGAGCCATTCTAATTCCTTATACTTTAATGCCTCTTGTTGTTTTCTTTCTTCCCAATACAAAGTCATTCCATGTGATATGTTTTTTTTATGTTCTCTGGCCTTAGGTCTTTTCATTTTTTCAATAGTCTCCATTGCGAGTTTTCTATCAGATTGTGCACAAGACTTACATACAGCATTGTTCCCTACTGCACGGTCAAAAGTATCCTTACGAGTGTAATAAATAATTCTACTACAATCGGGACACTTTCTATTTTTTCTGTCGGGCCAAGTTCGTTTTCTCATACTAATAAATATCAAAAAGTGGAAATAGTAGAAGAAAAGTGGAAAATTAAATTAAATCCTGTATCATTTGCTCAATTTTTTTATTGAGTATTTTGATTTCCTTTAATCCCTTTTTAATCAAGGTAGGTTTACCTTTATTGATTCCTGAAAAAACCTTACCCATATTGACTTTCCAACTATCACCATAGATTCGTAACATTAAGAATGCTCTTTTTTCATCACTCATCTTTTCATCAATTTTAAAAGGTGGTCTGTCTTTATCCGTATAAACTTTTCCCAACTCTACATCAGTTCCACCCATTCTTTCAAATTCCGTAAGACCATCTGGTTCTCTACCTTTCATCACAGGTTTAGACCACCTTTTTGGTAAATCTTTAAATGAAGTATCGTTCCACTCTTTAAGTAAATCTTTAAGTTTTACCATTTACGACAACTCCAATAACGAGCTTTATGTCTTGGTCCTGGATTATCACAATTGTGTCTTGCTCTGAATGATTTACGAGCTCCTGGATTAGACTTTCTAATCTTCATTGTACCACCCTTAGCACCACCACCTTGACCAAAATTTACTTTAACCACATTACCTTTAGGGTTTTTAACATATACTTTAAATTTCTTTGTATCACCTTGCATTGGTTTACCAAGTTTTACCTTACGACCTTGATATTCTGCCTCAACAATACCATCCATTGTGTATCCCCATCCACCATCTTCAGAGAATATATCATAGGATTCTTTCTTTACACAATTAGGATACATCTTACCAAACATCTTCTTCATACCTTTTTTCTCGTATCCTTTCCAACATGCTTCCCATAACTTATCACCCATGTTGTTTTCATTTACGGATTCATTAGCTTGTTGAAGTGCATCTCTAACTTTACTATGTAATGTCATTCCCTTGAAGTACTTTTCAATCTTCTTAACTGCTCCTGTCATATTACCACCCATATCGTGAGCTATCTTAACTGCCTTATCTACTTTTGATTTTGGAAACAGAGAATCAAGGAAATCCCCTTTTTTCTCATTTATGGATTCTTTAATCTTTTGAAGTATCTTCGGATCTTCATCACCAAACATACTAATCAATGTATCTTGTATTTCACCTCGTGAGTATCTCATCTGTTTTAATTGTCGTTTAGAATTATCTATCGCACCAAAAATAGGACTATATCCCTTTTGTTTTAAAAGTTTTTTGACCTGTGGTTTCATTTTTGTGCGTTCATTAACCTCATCATCGTGTAGTGACTTTACACTTTTACCAGGATAATCTTCTTTTGTTTTATTACCCCAATTTGCTGCACCTACCTTACGACACTTTACGAGAGCTCCACTTGCATATGCTGATGGCCATACATCGTAACGGGCTTTAACCTTATGATAACATTTATCTTTTTTCTCCACCATATAATGTTTTGCTTCTTTTACACATTCATCGTGTTGACAATAATTCATCTTGCTCTCCGCTTTCGTTTTTACATTGATTGGTTTTTTACCACCGCCTCTCGTGGAATCAGTTCCACCACGACCAGCTTTGTTCTGTGCGGCTCTTTTTCTTCTTGTAGCACTTGCCTTTTGTTTCTTTGTCATACCAGCAGCTTTAGATTTAGGAACACACTTAGCGTATCCTCTTTTCTTACCACTTGTACCACATGGCGGATGACCACCACCCTTTTTCTTCTTACCGATGTTTACCCATTTGTCTTTAAACCACTTTCGTAGGTTTTCATTGACAACATTTCCACAATGAACACAAGTGTTATCTGATATAATTTTAGCTACATTCATTTTAACTTCCGTTTTATATTATTAAATATCAGATTACCTACTTTTTCACCAAATTTGGTATCACTTGGGAAGTGTGCTCTTGCCATCAGACGAGAATTGGAAATCATTTTTCCTAATTCATTAAATTGTTTCTCGTGAGTTGGATACATACTACCAAAAACTTTAGAGATAAAAATACCTTGTGTGGAATGACCACTTGGGTATGATGGTGTTTTTGCACTATCTAAATTATGTATTTTGAAATCAGGTATGTTATAAAATTCACCTAACTGAAATGGTCTTGGTCTATTGTATTTGTATTTTAACTCATAGATGATTCGACCACTATCTTTAATTAATTCTTTTATATATTCTTTTGGATAATTTAAAGAATTTTCTTCACAATAATTTTCGAAAAGCTTTTCTATATCATCACCTTCCATAACAATATCATTTGATATTTTACCATCATTATAATTTAACAACCAATGTAACTCATCAATAGTAACTTTACTTGAATTTGTTGGTGGTGGATTGTGTGGAATTATAGGATTATGAATATGTTTTAAAGGTCTATCCATCTTCTTCTGATGTTTAGGTTTTATAGATTCACTATACCTCATCTCATCCAATTTCAATAATTCTTTTAATTTAACCATTAAATTTTCCCCATGCTTTTATCTCATCTGTACTATCTAATAAATATCCAATACTATTAGAATCTACCTTTAAATAAAAAATTGAACCACTCTGTTGTATTGTTAATGCGTCATGTTCCATAATCTGTCCGTTGTTAAAGAATAAAAAATCGTTTTCATTTGTTGCATCAATTCCTGCTGGAGATGAAGCAGTAACTGCAGAAAAACTCGCAGTATTATTCGAAATCGATGATGCAGTCTTATTATAGTTTTTTCTCAAATAGGGTTCAACCGTAGATGAACCAACATTTGAATCTGCATATGCTTTTGCTGCATTTTCTGTTATTATTGCAGTCGTACTTGAATCTGTCAATGAAGTATCATTTGATATTTCATCTGATTCATATCCATTCAAACTAAATGAACCAGTCATAGCAACACTACCACTAAAATATTGCTTATCAGTTATATCATCACCAAATATATTCGAACCTGATAAATATGTTGTACCACCAGTTTGAGTATCAGCTGTTAATGAATCATAAGATAATCCACTACTCGTCACACTACCCGTAACAAAAAAATTTGAGTTAACCTTTGTTGTACCCGTAATACTTATCGTTCCATTTACAATACCACCATCTGAATAAGAAGCTCCACCAAGATTTAAACTTGAAGTAACTTGATTGAATTGTACACTATCGTTGATTCCTACATTCTGACCGAGAGAAATTTCTTGAGTAACTTGCTCAGATGCATCATATTCAATTCCACTATTAGATGCAGTTACTCCATTTCCAGAAAGTATTGTTAGTGATTTTAATAATGTTACTGGCATCTATCAACCCTATGAATTAAATTTACCCCAAGCCAATATCTCGTCATCTCCTTCTAAACTATACCCAATACTATCAGTATCTATTTGTAAATAAAAGGATGAACCTACTTGTTGAATTGTTAATGCGTCGTGTTCCATATACTGACCGTTGATAAAAAATAGAAAATCGTGTTCCGTTGTTGATGTCATACCATCAGGTGCAGACGCAGTAATGGCTGAAAAACTTGCAGTGGTTGTTCCTACTAATCCTGTTGATATTTTTACAAATTGTTTCCGTAAATATGTCTGTTCTGCTACAGAACTTAAACCATCAACATAAGATTTTACTGCATATTCTGTAACAAGAGCTGTTGCACTTGAACCACCCAACGAAGTATCATTCGAAATTTCATTAACCTCATATCCATTCAAACTAAATGAACCACTTGTCATAATACTACCCGTAAAATGATGAGTGTCTGTTAATGCATCTCCAAAAAAGTTTGAACCTGTTGTTTGTATTATCGATTCAGATAGAATTTGTGTGTGTAAATTTTCTACTCTTAAATTACCATCTATACTCAAATTTCCTTGAATATTGACATCTCCAATTGTGGATACAGATCCTGTTATTGTCAAATCAGATACAATACCACTATCATTAAATACGATTGGTGCCGTTGTACCTATTTTAGCAAAAGAAGAAGTAAGTTGTCCGAAAGTTACATTTGCATCAGTATTTAGTGCCTGTGGTAATGAAATTTGATGTTCAACTGCTACCGAACCATCGAATATATCACCTTCGTTGGTGAGTAATATACCTGTACCCGCTGTTAAAGTAAATGGATTTGATAAGGTTACGGTTTGACTACCTAAAGTTTCTGCAGTACTTGTATTTCCTTCTGTTAAGGATTCCATCGTGGTTGGAGTATCAAGTGTGGTTTCAGTTCCCACTATAACTTGACTTGGAGTTATATGTGTTCCTTGTGTGTGAGGTCCATCTGCTTCGTTATATGCTTCAGGTATTAAATATCCTTTTAATGTAACACTAAATTCAGTTCTAACTAATCGTTCCCTATCCGTTACCTCTGTTACATCCGAGTAACTTTCGATGTTTGCCTTAAATCTCATTCTATTTGGTTCACCCCAATATGAACCAGCTGACCAATTGATTCTCTCAACCAACTTATTCATCTGTTCTATATATTGAGTCCAAACAATAAAATCATAGTTTAGTACCATATAATCTGGCATTGCTATATTGTAATATTCTCTCTGTGGTAATAATCCTTGTTGAACTGAAAAATTATCATATCTGTTTCGAGAATTAAATTTTCTCTCAAATGAATAAAATAACTGAGGTGATTCGGGATCTATTTTATCGACAGCCATTGTATCATCTTTTTCCATACCAGTTCGTCTGAATGCTATAGCAGGTATAATAAGTTGTCGTTTTGAATCTCTCATAAAACCACTTTTTTGTATTGCTGACCATCTTTCAGGTGACGAATACATTACAGGTACTTTTATGGTTTCTCCATTCTCAACAACTGATGGTTTAATAACATTTTCAAAATAGTACATAATAGTACTATCCATATCCATTAAACTAACGGATATATCCTGTATCGTATCATCTCGTTTATGTTGTAATGCCCTACTTACGACTTTTCTTTGAGTTCTTGGTAAT